ATGTGAAATGCACGAAGTGCGTTTCATCCGCGAAGCGGACAAACAGCGAAGCTGTTTGCAAGGCGTAAGTGCGAAGCACTTACGACCAATGTATGTAGAATGGCGAAGCCATTCGCAGGAAGTAAGTGCGAAGCACTTACGACCGTAACTATCATTTGATGTATAATCTGTATTCAGTTTTGAAGGCACCGGAAAGGAAAACGCGTTGCAGAAGCGATGCGTTTTTGTTGTATAAGCCCTGATAGCTCAAAGGTAGAGCACGCGGCTGTTAACCGCGGTGTTGCAGGTTCGAGCCCTGCTCGGGGCGCTTGAAATGCTTATGAGCACCGGGTATGATGCATCATAAGCTTTTTTTAAATTTTTATGGCTCCGTGGTCAAGAGGTTAAGACATCGCCCTTTCACGGCGGTAACATGGGTTCAATTCCCGTCGGAGTCACTTTTATGGACCTTTAGCTCAGTTGGTTAGAGCAGTCGGCTCATAACCGATCGGTCCGGGGTTCGAGTCCCCGAGGGTCCAGCTTCTGGGTATGTTTTCGAACCCACTCACAGATATCGTCGGAAGAGATCATACGGTCTTTTCCGGCGATATTGTATAATACGTAGATTTCTTCCTCATATATGATGATCTGCAAAACAAAGTTCTGCAGAATCTTCATTTTAAATTCTTCACTTTCCGGATTACCTTCCCTGAATCTTTTCAGCGAATAAACAACCAACTCACGATTTAGAACAGGTTTTTTAACCTGCGTAGCAGCGATGCTGTCTCTTATCTCATCCCGTGTTTTTTCAAGTTCCTTTAGACGCGAAGCTGTCGTATCCGTAACGACACCTGCTTCAATGGCTTTCATAAGATTCCTGATCTTGGATTCTGTACTCTGCAGATTACCGTTGAGAACGCTCAGATGATCATCTTTTTCCTCGGTCTTCGTCGCTTCCTTCACAAATAGATCTGCAATGTGATCAATCATTTCATCACTTAATACATCTTGAACAGTAAAATTGAGAATCAGTCCTTCCAGATCATCCTTCCGCCATGTTTTTCCACTGCATTCGCATCGACGCTTCTTCCTACCCAGACATTTATAGTAATAATGTTTTTCTCCGTGCCGGCCCGTTCCGGATTCTCCACAATACGGATTCCCGCAGATACCGCAGGATACCTTCCCGGACAGATAGAAGTTCGCGCTGGAATAGGACCGCCCTGCATGTTTGCACTTCACCTTCGGTTGAGATGTTTCATTAATTCTTTCTTGCACGATATCCCAAAGCTCCTTTTCGATAATTGGTGGGAAAATATCATCGTTCTCATGTTCACCGAACCGGTATTTCCCAATGTAGGCATCACAGGTCAGAACGCGGCGGATATTATTGTGAGACCACTTATGACCATTATATTCAGATCCGATACGGTTGAGCCATGCGATAATTTCATTCTGATCCTTACCATCAGCATAGTCATTGAAAATTGTTCGGACGACATTGGCCTCATCTTTATTGATCCGGATACTCAGATCATCATTCTTATCATATCCAACATATTTATAGCCGGATATCATTCGACCTTTTGCTACGGATTCCCTCTGACCGCGTTTAATTTTCTGGGAGAGGTCTGCGGAGTAATATTCCGCGAGGCCTTCGAGGACACTCTCGAGGATAATGCCCTCCGGACCTGCTGGAATAGATTCCTCGGCGTATTCAACCTTCACGCCAGCTCGCTTCAATGCATTCTTGTTAAATGCAAGATCCTGGCGGTTCCGGCCAAGCCGATCGACCTTCCATGTCACAACAACTGAAAATATACCATTCTTGGCATCATTCAGCAGGCGTTTCAGTTCATCTCTGTGATCCATGCTTTTTCCGGAAATATGCCTGTCAGCGTAAGTTTCTATGATGGTAATATTATGAGATTTGGCATAAGACAGGCAGTCGTGGATCTGTCCTTCAATACTCTGCTCAGTCTGATTAGGACCATTTGAGTATCGGGCGTAGATTACGCCGTATCTTTTTTGTGGTATATTATTAGTGGGTTTTGTTTTCATACATCAATATCCTTTTTTTCAAGCCGTCCTGCTGCAACAGGGCGGCACTTTTATTTTTTAGTAAAATTGCGCCGGCGCAAATATTAGCTGGGATCATCCTTAATTGCGTTCATAAAACCTGCAGTAATGATTCCTGCAGGCATAGCAATGATAGCGATTCCAAAGATGGAAGATATCATAGTAATCAACCGGCCAACAGTAGTCACTGGATATATATCACCATAACCGACTGTAGTAAGAGAAACAGTAGCCCAGTAGATAGCATCGAAAAACGAGTTGAAAGTCTGTGGTTCTACGTTAAAAACGATCAATGCGGAGATAAATATATATCCTGCTGATATCCAGCACACAGCAATAAGAGAATCTCTTTCATTATTGATTACAGTCATGATGGTTCCAATATTTTTGGAGTATCGAAGAGCTTTAAAAACTCTGAAAATCCGAAACATACGGATCAATCGAATTGTCCTGAAAAGACGGAGTGAAGCGTTTGCGGCACTTATACCCGGAAGAATTGACAGTAGGTCAATTATTGCCATAGGTGTAAAAGGATAAGCAAGGTATGACACTATGCTGTTCTTCTTAAGTTTTAAGTCTGCAGTCAGCCATCGAATGCAATAATCAAATATGAATAAAGTGACTGTAATCTTATCAATGGCAAGAAAGACAGGATGTGATCTTTTGAACATCAAAGGAATAATGCTTACGATGATAGCGATCATCATAATGATGTCATAGAGATCGGGATTCTCATCTTCTTCAGGAGGCTCGACTAGCCGATATAGTTTTTCTTTTAAATTCATATCAATTTTTTCTATTCAATCAGCTCGCTGATTCTTTTCCTCCATTCTTCTGGATATTTGATGCCGGCATAAAATCCGAACCAGTGGACCTTGCCGCCTGTTTCTTCTGTAAAGCAATTTCATGATCCAGATCCGCATGCAGCTGCGCAGCGGAATCCTTATCAGATCCAGCAGCAGATGAAAGAAGCATAGACTCCATTTCGGAAAGCAGTTTCCATTGATCATCAGTCAGCTTGGCCAGCATTGTAACAAAACGTCGCCGGAATGAATCCGGCGTATCAGCCATAACCTTTTCTGCCAGATCAGTCAGTTCATCTTCAACAGATTTTTCTACAAACACATCGCCAGACCCATCTCGCAGCCATTCCTCGCGAACGTTGTACTTGTTGCAAATAAGAAGACGAACGCTGTCAGAAAGGCTATTTCGCCCACTTTCTATAAGGGATAGTGCAGACTTTTTAATGCCTAACCCTTCCACAAATGTGTCTTGGCTGACCCTTCGACCGTTACGTTGTGGGAGGATAGTCTCTCTCAAATATTTAACTCGTTCATTTTCGGTCATTTTAATGTCCTCAATATTTAATAAGTGGTTAAAAGATTATTCGGTAAATTCAGAATAGCACGGGCATGAGCATTCCTCAAGATAAAGTTTGCAGAATCAACAAATAGCCGTTGACAATGTCTATTAAACAAACTATATTGTTTGTATAACAAACAATCAGGATAAAGGTGAGGAAAATGTCAGGACACAAGATGGCAGCAGGATCATTAAGCGGATGGCATTACGGAATAGTTAAGGACATTGTTTCCGGTGAAAAAACGGAATACGAGGTTCATAACAACTGTAAGCCTTCAAGAGTATATGGAATCGAAGGAAGCAGGATCGTATGGCTCGAGTTAAAGCAGAAAGGCGAAGTCACAGCCAGATATAACAGGGAATGGATCATTGATCCGAGGAACAAAAGCAGCGAGAGGACAATAGATATCCTGCTTGCGCGATTTGCGTAATGATGCTGCAGAAATACGCAGAGGAGAAAAACTATGACACTAAAACAAATCAGAGCTTATGCACAGAATCCGGATGAATGGGTGTGTATTAACGCGACAGCTGACGGCCTTGTCAGAGAGTACCAGCTCCAATATATGGATTCGTATTTCCTGAAGATCGTGGTTAAGGAAAACACGATCGATTTAGACACATGGCTGAAATCGGAAGTGCTGGTGCGGATCGAGGAGTGGAAGCAGCGGGGATTGTACCAGGTGATTCTGAATCCTGACATGAGCATCCGGGAGCTGCGGCCAATCAACGAAGACATATTATATGAAATCATGCTGAATGAAACAGTAAAGCAGGGCTGGAAGCAGGCGCTGATTCAGGAAGAACCGGACTGGGAAAGGAGCGAGGAATGAGCATGGAGATGAAAGAGAAAATAAGTGTTTTAGAGAAGGCAAATGAGATCCATAAAAGCGGGGATGCATATAAGATCGGGCTTCTCGAAGGATTCCTGATGGGGCTTGCCGGCGGCAACGCAGAACAGGAGATCGGAAATAAGGCAACGCCAGAGCACGCCTGAGAACACAACTGGAATAAGCAAGGAGAAATCATGAGAGCCTGCATAACAAGAGAAATCAGCTTTACGTTAGGAAACCAGATCGAAGGAATGACAGGAACATTTGGCCATATTGAGATCAGGGGGACAAAAGAAGAACAGGATCTCGTCGAGGAAAAGCTGAGGCACTTCCTCGACGAGGCAGAGTTAATCCTTGGGGTTACTTCTGCAGATGGAGATCCTCATACTCCATGAGAGCACCAATGATTGCGTTGGCGATAGAGTTGAGTTCATTCGGCGAAAACCGCCCGCCATGGCTTTGGCCAATCGGAGCAAGCCAATGCATAGCAGCACCCTTTATTTTATCAATTGAATTTTGATCCATATTATCACCTCCTCTCCTGCAGACTCAGCGCGGCAACGCTGGCTACTTAAGTATAGCAGAGAGAGGAGACATACCCGCATAGCGCAATGGGAGAGCGGTGACCGGTCCTAACTTACTTGCCAGCCGGCCGACATATCCGGGTTCGATTCCCGGTGCGGGACTGAGCGCTCAAGGAAGGATACACCATGAGAAGAGAAAACTATTTAACACCCGGAATCTACCAGATGATTCTAGACATTTGCCTGGCCAGCAAGGAGAAGATCAGAACGGATCCGGAAGAAAGGAAGAGATACGAAGCGTTTCTACGGGAGCAGAGGATGCGCCCGGAGATGGCGAAGGAGGGGAATTGACATGGATATTATTTACGGCGCTGGGATTGCTCTACAGATTATGGCGTGGACATGGGCGTTTCTGATTGACGGTGATAACGGTGCAAGCAGGGAATTCTGGATCATGGAGGCTGCGGGATTTGCAATGTTCGGCGCAGGTCTTCTACTCGATTATCTCATCCACCGGTTCAAAGAGGACAAACGCAGCAATGGGTGAGACTGTCATTTGCCGGTTCGGATCCGGAGTGCAGAAAGCAATGGAGCAGCAAGAGGGACCGGAGTTTTGCGATGCTACGTGCGGAATGAGGAAAGACCTCGATGCACTGTTTCGCCTTGAAGAAGCACGCAAATGCTCAGAATTTGCCACAGCATGGCATGCTGATCACGATGAAGAATGGAAGAAAGGCATCAATGAACGCAAAAAGAGGAGCGACCTTACGATCGCTCCTCAACAGGTGTTGCACTAGCTATTTACAAATTTAGTGTAGCACCTGTCGGAGAAAAACACAACAGAGGCGGCAGGAGCCGCCTTAAGCGGCAAGGTAATCGTATCCACAACTCGGACACAGGCGGAAAACACTATGTCACAGAAGAGCACGCCGGGATATTACAGGAAGAGGGTATATGCCGGAAATGTATTATTCCTCTCGGAGTATTTCGCCGGGAGAATGGGAAGGAAGGGGAGAGGATCCCCGCCTAAGAAAAAGAGCAGTTATGAGATTGCAATGGCACATTGGCGGAGGCAGAAGAAGGAGCTGGCCATATTGGTGAACGCGAACTTCGAAGCCGGGAAAGATCAGTCCCTCACACTGGAATGGGGGAAAGGATCGGAAAAGCCGCCGGACAGAGGTGCCATGCAGAGACAGATAACGAACTTTATAAAGCGCCTCCGCAGAAGATACACAAAGAGTGAACCGAAGCGGGAACTGAAATATATCTACACCATGGAGATCGGTCCAAGGGGAAGCAGGCACGTTCATATAATCCTGAAGGATGCAGATCTGCAGGAGGTGCAGGATTGCTGGGGCGCAGGGCCTGTTCATGGGACGCCGCTTTACAAGGACGGCAATTACACGGAACTGGCCGATTACTACATGAAGTACACGAGACCAAAGCAACAGACACCCGATGTTGCAGAAGAAGAATCGGAGGGTGAGAAGATCGGGAAGCGCTGGTATGCCTCTCAGAACCTTTACCGCCCGGAACCGATTCTAAGAAAAATCACAGAGAGGACTTTCGAGAAAGACCTTCCGGAAATCGAAGGATACCACATTGATCCGGACTCCATCAAAGGCGGGGTGGAGACAGATCTGAATGGCAGGCCCTTCAGGGAATGCATCTATATCCGCAATGATCCGAATGATCCGAAAGAGCGCCGCAGGCCTCTGACAAACGGACTGGGAAGAAAGCGGAGAAAGGAGAGGAAGGTATGACGGTGTACATATTTCCGGTGACGGACATCCGATCGTTAAGGACACCACAGGACGGGCACTACGGGTATCTCATGCAGGCGGTACAGGACGGCAGAGTCGCGGGGTTCCGCACAGCATGGTCAGATTGCCGATGCGATACGCAGGGAGCGTTACTTTGGGCGCTGACGGAAGCTGCGGGAAGAATTAACGACAGCTCGGTAAATGTCCTGATCGTATCGGACAATAAACCGGTGATCGATGGCATTCTGCATCTTCATCAGTGGGAAAAAGATGGATGGAAGAGATCACGTGGAAGGGAGATCAGAAGGAAAAAGCAGTGGCAGAAAGCAGCAAAAGCACTTGAGGGAATGAAACTGGCCGCGCAGAAGATGGAATCCGACAAGATGGAGCAGTACATGCGGCAGATCGAAAAGGAGGCTTGAATGTTTGATAAGTTTGGAGAATTTGATTCAGCGGAAGAACTGAACAAGGCAGCAGAAGGGCTGAAAGAAGAAGGCGACAAGGAAAGCCTGATTGAGCTGGCAAAGGAGAATGGCATCGATCCGGAAGACGCGGAGGACTACTGGAATAGTGAGATGCAGTTTCTTGCGGCGTTAAGGGTGGCAGCTATCGCCCGGCTGAAAGTAGAAAAAGAAGCGTCCTGCATCCCGGACCCTGCAAGAGATGTGATCTATGGCATGGCTATGTCAATGGCTGCCGAGAGCGCAGAGGACGCGGAACGGTTCATGCGGAAAGGAGCCAGGATAGACATCGTCTGGAAGCTCATGGAGGATATGGCGCGGAAGAATAAAACAGGCAGCATGGGATTTGCGTGCGGGACGGACCTCGATCTTCGCAGGATGATCCTGTCAGTGCTGGACGGGGGCGCGAAGCATGCGAAAAAGTGAACTGCTGAAACATATCCCGCAAAATCCGGAGAAAAGTATTGATATTAAGTGCTTCCGGGCGTGCGGGAAAGAAGTGCTCATGGTATCAGGTTATACGAGGACATCGTTCGAATACACTTCGCGGTCGATACACACAGTGCATTTTGTGTGGAAGGACGGATATATCACGTGGTATCAGAGCGGACAGTGGACGCGCGAAAGCATCGAGTATGCCGGATTCCCACGGATCAGAAGTAAGCTGGAGCCGGTTAAAACATTTTTAAAAAGGGCAGGCGATGAGGAATCGTGGGATGTCGGAGAGTTCGAGGAGCACATCCGGAATAAAAAAGCAAGAGACAGGGAAAGGAAAAAACAGAAGGAGATCGATGCGATGGCCCGCCGGAAGATCCCGCCTCTTCCCTGCGGATTTGAGAAAAAGGTCGTGGCGATGGCAGCGGATATTCGCAGCGGAGAGACCATGAACGTAAAGCTGTTCCAGCGAAACACGGAAGGCGAAGCGGTAGAGCGGATATTCCGGGTGCAAAAGATGAAGGGAGAAAACCAGCAAGGAGGCAGTCCGATCCGCATCACGGAAATCTGCAACGCGTTAGAGGATGAATTTGGGACAAAGTGGAATAGCTGGATCTACGGTCAGTTGTCAAATGCGTATGGGCGTAGGCAGAGATTCTGGCCGACAAAAAGAGGAGCCGTCGGGAATCTGCCGAAGAAATACAGGATATATGACAATCTGGATTCGCTGGGAATGTCGAAAGCACAGATATCAAGCCTGCGGGCTATGGACGGGAAGGCAGATCCATGGGCCGTATTGCACAGACTGCGGGATCATCCGGAAATAGAGATGGTCATCAAAGCAGGCATGACGGTAATGGCCGCAGATATCTGTGATCTCATTGAATGCATTGCGTCAGAACAGTTGAAAAATCTGCAGAGGATAGACCGGCAGACACGAAGAAAGATCGTGAAACACAACATGGGGTACGCAGCGGCCATGATGATCTGGAGACATCCGGAGATCAGCGACAAGTGGAACAGCATGATCAGCGCCATCCGGTCGGACTATAAATTTATGCTGATCGAAGAAATAGCGGATCATGGACTGAACATGAACCATGTTTTCTCTCTTCTAGATAAAACAGGCGGGATCAATCAGAACACCATGAAGCTGTATGCCGATTATCTGCAGATGGCGGAAGCAAGGGGATCCGATATCCACGATGAGATCATCTACAGGAATAAGCGCTGGAGACAGTTTCACGACGCTTATGTGGAGGAAGAGAACCGTCGGCGTGCGGAGATTATGGCAAGGAGGAACGCTGAGGAAGCCAGAAAGCGGAAGCAGGAATACCGGAGGAAGTACGCTGGAATCTGGAGGGACTACAGACGGAACAAGGAGATATTTGCGTGGGAAAAGGAAGGATGCCGCATTGTCGTGCCGCGAAGCTACGCGGATATTATTGACGAAGGGCAGAAACAGCACCATTGTGTAGGATCCTGCGGCGGCCGCTACATGGAGAGCATGTCACAGAGAAAGACGTGGATTCTATTTCTCCGCCATACGGAAAACCCGCGGGAGCCATGGTACACGATTGAAACGGACGGAAAAGCTGTGCTGCAGTTTTACGCGGCGTATGACAGGCAGCCGGACAAAGAGACTGTGCAGAAGATATTAGCGGAATGGATGAAGCAGGTCCGGAAGAACAAGGCGAAGGTCGAGAAGAAGGAAGAAGAGGACCGGGAATCACAGAAGCTGGAAGAGGCAGGCAAGGCAGCAGGCGGATGCGCGGACCAGCCGGTTATGCAGGCCGCATCGTAAGGAGAAGCCATGGAAATTACACAGGATACGGAAATGCAGATCAAGTACGGAGGATATCAGGGATTCAAGGCGAAATTTGATTTCGTGATGAACAAGACGGCCTCCTACTTCGTCGAAATCGGGCAGATGCTCAAAGAAGCCAGGGATACAGATATCCTTCGCGGAAGCGGATATTCAGGGATGGGTGATTTCGCCGCGAAGGAATACGGACTCCGGCCGGATCAGACATCCAGGTTCATTGCGATCGCGGAAAAATTCGGCGACGGCAGGGGTGATCTCCTGCCGGAATATGCCACCCACGGTTACACAAAACTATCAGAAATGCTGACACTTCCGGAATCGGTCGCGGAAGCAATCCCGCCGGAGCTGTCGCGGGAGGATATTCGGACAATCAAAGATGAAGTGCAGAAGGAGCAGGAAACAACGCCGCTGGAAGTCATGATGGAGGGCGATCCGGAAGAGGACGAGCTGAAAGCAATGATCCGCGCATATTTTGCAGGACGGCCGGAGGACGCAAAACGGGCCATGCGGACAATACTGGAGCATGAAAATGGAGATGATATCCGCGATTACGTGCTGGAGGCATTGGAGCCGTCGGGAGTAGGCGTGCTGCAGTCGAGGCCGGAAGGCATGGGCCGTGTGATGCTGACATTCAGCGGGATCGACAAGGTGCCGAAGCTGACAATTGTGCGGAAAGACGAGAGCCGCGATATCGATTGGTCAGAGATATGGATCGACATGGCAGAAATTTTGAAAGAGATGCCGATACCAGTCGATGAACCGGAAAAGGAACCAGAGCCGCAGAAGGAAGAAAAACTGAAAATTGCGCCGGCGCAAATGAATCCGCTGGAAGAACCGAAGGATAAACAGCCGGAGCAGGATAGGACAACGGAAAATCCCGGATCAGCTACAGAATCGGAAGCAACAACTGCGGTGGAGGCACCGGCAGCAGGGAAGCCAGAGGAAGCTGGTCCGGAAAGAGCATATCAGAGTGCTGAGTTCCGGAAGGAATGGACCGAGATCAGGGAAGACGCACTAAAGATCGCAAAATATGCCGAAACGCTGGAGGCGGTTCCGACGGACACATGGCGGTCAGATATAAGCATGATCGATACAGACATGACGTTCCTTGGAATGAAAATCAGGGGATTGTTGGGAAAATATAAGGAACCGGATGTGGCGGAACAACAAAGCCAGATGAAGAAATAGAAAGGGACGGAAATGAACTTCAAGGATGGATACGGAACATGCAAGTGGTGCGGACAGACCCGGACAGTCATGCGGGCGCAGAGGCAGTGGCACGAAAGTATGTGAAAAAGATCACGGTTAATGTGGACGGTATGCTGACTGCATCGATGTATCTGTCGTCCGGAAAAATCATCGTAGAAAGCAGAAAAACCGAAGTATATCAGTCAGACGGCGAGTTGGAAGACGGGATGCCTGCCGACGAAGATCCGGGCGAGACAAACGCGGAGGCAGAGAATTGAGCAGATCGATCATGCAGGACAAAAGCAAGCACCGCTGCTACATCTGCGATATATTCTGCGGGGATGGTAGCGTCAAACCCTATCTGGAGGAACACCATGTCTTTGGCGGCCCACGGAGGAAAAAGTCCGAGCACTATGGTTTAAAGGTTTATCTGTGCCGGAAGCATCATACGGGAGACATCACGGGCAGCAGGGAAGCGGTGCACAGACCGGATTGCAATGATTACGGCCTGCGGTTAAAACGGCTTGCACAGATTGAGTTCGAGAGCAGATACGGACACGATAAGTTTATGGCGGAGTTTGGGAAGAACTACTTGTAACTTCTTGATTGATGGTGGGGAGGCAAAAGTGGAAATTATCAAAAACATGCTGGCAGTGATAGGCGGAATGACAGTGTCATCAATCATCGTGATGGCAGTCATCATTTTCAAAAAATAGATGTGGGGAAGAACTGTGGAAAAGACAAATAGCGGTGGAAAAGCGAAGAGAGAGCTGCAGATCATCCGCGACATGGAACGGAGAGAGCAGGAAAAGCGGCGGGGAATCGTCCGGAAAGGCCGATACGTATGGATTCCGACGCTGCATTGCTCCAGCGGGGCGAGGTTTGGCTACTGGACGAAAATTTACGACGAGGAGAAAGACTAGTGAACAAAGTGATTTTGATGGGCCGCCTGACGCGGGATCCGGATATCAGGTACACACAGGGACAGGATTCCATGTGCATAGCGAGGTACACTCTTGCGGTGGACAGGCACAAATCAAAGGATGCGAAGGGGCAGCAGGCGGATTTTATCAGCTGTGTTGCATTCGGTAAGTGCGGCGAGTTTTTGCAGAAATACTGCAGCAAAGGTACGAAGCTGACAGTAGCCGGAAGAATCCAGACAGGATCTTATACAAGGCAGGACGGACAGAAGGTATATACGACTGTCGTGGTAACAGACGAGCACGAGTTCGCGGAAAGCAAAAATTGCGCCGGCGCAAATGAATCCGCCGGAAGAACCGCAGGGCAGCAGGCCGAAGGCGGAGATACATATGACTCCGGGTTTGAGAACATTCCGGAAGGATTCAGCGATAACCTGCCTTTTACATGATCAGTACAATGCGAGGATAAGCGGATGATAGAAATTATGCTGCAGAATATACGGAAGCTGCGAAAAGAAGTCAGGGATCTGCAGGAGCAGATTGCCGTACTGGAAGATAAAGCAATGCCGGGAGGATTGAAAACAAAAGATGTGCAGGTACAGACATCCGGAAAGGCAGATCCGATGGCAGATGCTATTGTTCTATACGTGGACGAACAGGCGAAGCTGCAGCAGAAGATTCGAACCCTCAGCCTTGAGATTAATATTGCGGAGTACTGTATTGCGGAAATAGAGGATCCGGAAGAGCGCAGGGTGATGTGGCTGTACTATGTAGCTGGAGATAAACCATTAAGCATGAACGATGTTGCGAGGAAAATACCATGTGCACCATCAACTGCATGGAGCAAGAGATCAGAGGGATTAAAACATGCAGAGTTAATTTTAAACAAACTCCGGACACTATCGGACAGTATTGTGTGATAATATGGGATCATGAATACCTAGGGGAGCTGGAAATACCAGCTCCCCTTTCGCGTGGGAAGAATGCGGGGGAAAGGATGGCAGGGAATCCAAGATCGCAGAACGGTGCACTGCGGAGGAAGTACCGGCAACGGATGAAGGCAGCAGGATGCGAGTGTGGCATCTGCCACGGAAGGCTGGGGCCTATTCACTACAACGAGCCGAGTGATGCAGCGCATCCGTTATCATTTGTGATAGATGAGATCAAGCCGGTAAGCAGATGGAAGGAGTTCGGATACAGATCGGCAAGAGCAGCTGCAGAAGATTGGAATAATCTGCAGGCAGCGCATTATTGCTGCAATGCTGCTAAAAGCAACAAGATCGGATTCGTTGTCGGGGGAGAGCGGATAGCACGAGTCATCCATACAAGCGGTGATTGGTGATTAATAAATATCATGCATATCGCAAACTCAGATGTTTTTAAGGGAGGGGGAGTACCCCTCCGGCCCGCCGGAGGCAACCCCCGCGCCGTCCAGCGCCGATTTACCCCCGAAGGGCTCTTTTAGGACGGGGTGGTCAATAAACTTGAAATTTATAATTAATAATATATATAAAACAAGGGGTCAGAAAAAATGGCGAAAACGGACTTAGAATCGCGGAAAAATAAAGAGCGCAATCGCCTGAAACGGCTCCTGAAGGAGGCCGGAGCGGAGGAATGGAAAGTCAAGATGCTCCTCCCGGTGATAGAGAACACAGCGTGGATGTGCGTGAAGCTTGAGGACTCCATTGCGGCAATCAAATCGTCAGAGATTGCGATCTCCTACGACAATGGCGGCGGGCAGTCAGGCATACGCCAGAACCCGCTTTTTCAGGGGTATGAGTCACTGTGGAAATCGTACATGACAGGAATGAGCCAGATCATGACGGCAGCAGGCGCACAGAAAGACGCGAAGAGCGAGAAGCTCAAGCCGAAATCGGTGATCGCGCTCGTAAGGAGCAACCAGAAGAAGGCATGAAAGGGTCACAGGAACCGAGGATCAGAATTGAACCGAAGCGCAAGAGCACGGACGGTGCGGACGCGGGACTGCTCATGGCGGAGTACGGCAGCAGGCTGGATTCGTGGCAGCAGCTTGTTGTTGATTGCTGGCTCGGAAAAGATAAGGCCGGGAAATATACGACAACGAGCGCGGGGCTCGCCATGCCGAGGCAGAACGGGAAGAACGTATGCCTCGAGGCCCGCGAGTTTTACGGCATGGTGGTAAACGGCGAGAAGATACTCCATACGGCGCATCAGGTGAAGACGGAAAAAGAATCCTTCCGGCGGCTGGTGGCCATGTTCACGAATGACCAGCACCCGGACGCGGAAGCTCTGGTGGCGCAGATAAGGTACACGAACGGCGAGGAGGCAATCGTTCTCGATAACGGCGCGGAGATAAGATATTCTGCCCGGTCGCGGCAGGCGGCACGAGGATTTGATGGCGTTTCAGTCGTCGTATATGACGAGGCGCAGGAGCTGACTGACGACCAGATCGAGGCTCTGATGCCGACACTGGCCGCGTCAAAGACAGGAACAAGGCAGACAATATACACAGGGACACCGCCATATCCGAACTGCCCGGGAGAAGTATTCCGGCGGGTAAGGAAATCCTGCATGGAGAATCCTTCGAGCCATGACGCATGGCACGAGTGGTCGGTGGCAGCGGATTCCATAGACGAGATCGATGTATCAGACCGGAACCTCTGGTTCATGACGAATCCGGCGCTCGGACTCCGGCTCACCGAAGAATTCACAGAGAATGAATTCCAGACGATGAGCAAGGACGGCTTTGCCAGAGAGAGATTAGGATGGTGGTCTCCTGTTCTTACAGAGAAATCAGACAATGCGATCGATAAGGAAGCGTGGGCAGCTTGTAGGTCGGAAGAAAAGAAGCCGACCGGAAAGACGGCTTATGGAATCAAATTCACGCCGGACGGCGCGGAGGTGATCCTCTGCGGAGCGGTATGCCCGGTCTCCGGCCCTGCCCGTGTCGAGGTGATAGAGAGACGACCGACGAGCCACGGTATCGCATGGCTCGCGGAATGGATAAACCAGAGATACAAAACGGCCTGCTGTGTAGTGATAGACGGCAGGAACGGCGTGGACATACTCTGTGAGAGGATCCACGGGGTTTGGAAAGCGAAGAATTCAGTCATAAGACCGACAGCACGGGATGTGATTGCGGCGGCGAGTCAGCTGATCACGGAAGTGAACGAGCACACGGTCACATGGTACACGGAGCAGGAGGACTTGAACGACAGCGCGACAAGCTCGGTCAAAAGACCGATCTCCGGAGGCTTCGGGTTCGGAGGGGAAAATCCCGCTCCGGTCGAGGCGGCGGCTCTCGCGCTCTGGGGATGCAGGCAGTCAAAGCGGGATCCATCAAAGAAGATGAGGATTGGATAAGGGGAATGGAATGGCGACATTAAACTTCGGACTGGTTGAGAACCTGCCGGAAGAAGAACAGCGGGTCTTGAACAATCTGGTCAAGATTTACAATTACCACCTACGGGCGAATGCCAGGAAGCGCAGATACTATGACGGGCATATTCCGCTCTCCGAGGTCAATCTCGGCATTGCCCTTCCTGCGAATATGACAAAGCTGAACATCGGGTGCTCTTGGGGCGCGAAGACAGTGGATGTCCTCGCCGGGCGGTCAATGTTCGACGGTTTTGTGACGGAGTCCGGCGAAGAAGCCGACACCATTGTGCAGATCACGAAGCGGAACCGTCTGATTGCGGAATATTCAAAGGCGTGCCGGGATGAGCTTTTGTACGGATGCACATTCGCCACGCTGTCCGGAGAGCCGGATGGAGCGGTGATTCGGTTTTACTCACCGCAGTGCGCGGCAGCGGCATGGAGCAATGAGAAAGGCAGAATTGACAGCGGGTTCGCATTTCAGGACGCGAAAGCGGACGAGAGCGATATCAACTGGTCGCCGATGTATGTAAATTTATATACAGACGCGGCCACATGGGAGCTTTCAAGGGAATCCGGGCATTGGGCGGCCACGGAGAACCCACACAAATTCGGCCGGCCGCTCATGGAGCCGATGATCTGGAATGCGTCGAGCGATAAGCCGTTCGGACAGTCACGGATAAAGAGTCCGATCAGGAAACTAATTCAGGGCTACGTCAGAACGATTGCGAACGCAACGATCGGACTGGAATTTGCCACTTCGCCGCAGAAATATCTCCTCGGAGTGACAGATGAGCAGTATGACGCGCTCATTGACAATAAATTTAAGCAGTATGTCGGCTCGATCATTGCATCGACAGGAAATCCGGAGACCGGAACCAATCCGACATTCGGACAGCTGACACAGGGGTCGCTGACTCCGCACACAGATATGCTGCGGATCCTCGCGACACAGTTTTCCGCAGCGACAGGACTTACTGTAACCGACACCGGAATCGTAAACGACGCGAACCCGACATCGTCAGACGCGATATTAGCGCAGAGCCAGACACTCGTCTCCCTTGCGGAGCAGCTGAACACCGGGAACGGTGATGCACTCTGCCAGATTGCTCAAATGGCAATGGCGATTGAGGAAGGCATCACGCCTGATAACCTCTCAGACAATGAAAAAGGCATCGTGGCCCATTTTAAGAGCCCGGCAATGCCATCTGTGGCCGTTACGGCAGACGCGGCATTAAAGATTGCTTCCGTCCGGAAGGAATTCGGGCAGACAGACACATTCCTTGAGATGATCGGATTTGACCAGGCGGATATCCGGAGGATTAAAGCGCAGGAGTCAAGGATCCGGGGTAGGCAGCTCCTCGAGAACCTCACAGAGGAGGCGGAACCGGCAGCAGGAACCGGCGAAGAGCAGCGGGCGGCAGCGGGGAAGACAGAGAACCCGGAAAGCGGCATAAATACCTCATCGGAAGCCGGTTCGGCGGAAACAGGCGGTTCAGAAGGATAAAAATGGCGTTTTTCGTTGAAAATACCTCGTGAGGCGGCATTTTCTGACAGAGGATTTGGAGAGTGAAGATAGCAAGGTCAAAATGGGACGCGTATACAGCGTCGCTTGCCCGGATAAACAAGACGGCAGCAGACAAGATGGCCCAGTACGCAGCACAGTACGGACTGGAGGATAAGAAGGCCCTTATTGACTATGCGAAGGCTCTGACAGATACATATTGCGAAGGCTCCGCAGAGCTGGCGTGCGAGATGTACGACGCGATCGCACGGCTGCAGGGAGCGAATGTCCCGGACGCGGAACCGGCAGCGGTTCCCGAATACGGAGAGGTCGCTAAGTCAGTTTACGGCACATTGAAACAGTCTCCGGACGGAAACCTCCTCGGAGATTCAGTGGGGCGCTTGGTAAAACGCGCCAGCTCGGACACGATGCTGAAGAACGCAAAGCGCGACAGAGCAGAGTTTGCGTGGATCCCATCCGGAGACGCCTGCGCGTTCTGTGCGGCGATTGCCTCAAGAGGCTGGCAGCCGGCAACAAATAAAACGGTCCAGGGAGATCATGCGGAGCATATACACGCGAATTGCCAGTGCGAATTCGCGATCCGCTTCACACATGACATGGATGTGGCAGGATATGAGCCGGAAAAACTCCGTGAGGAGTACGATTCCGCAGAGGGCAGCACTCCGCAGGAGAAGATCAACTCCATGAGGAGGATACGCGATGAGGAAAAGCGCAAGGAAGAAGGACGGCAGGAAATAGAGAATGCACTTGAGGAACAACTGCAGCATGCGACTGGATCTTCCGGCCTGACGGATGCTATAATAAAGAACCACGAAGCATTAAGCCTTTATACGCCTGAGGGGATGAAAGAAAAGCTCGAACAGACAGGCTATGAAGTAAAGCCGCTCGGACGCGGCGGGCTCAAAGGAGTTGCGCTTGAGGACGGCGGCGGATATAAGATCAATTACGGCGGCGACGGAATATTCCAGTATCACCCGGAAAAGGGATCACACCACGGCGGGGCATACTGGAAAGTGAAGAACGGCGAGAGGGAGGCACGTTATGACATGGGCGGAAATATCAAAAAACAGTGACGCGCTGAAGACATCTCTCGAGGAAGCTCTGTCGCAACGATACAAGAGGTCGAGAGGCAAGAGCTTTATAAGCGATAGCGGCGACAAATTTGCATTGTTCACCTTCAGCGATCCGGAAATTGCGGTCGGCATTGAATATAACGACGAGGACGACGGAGACCTGTTCTATCCTTCGGATTATTCAGGCATCGATCAGATGGTGCAGGGCATGATCAAGGAGATAGAGGCGTGACATGGTAAGCGACGAAGTAAAAGCACTCCGGGAAATCCGGGACGAGCTGAAGAAGCTGACAAAGACGGTCAGTAAGCTATCGTTCGCGGCGACGAACAATATCACCACATCGGAACCGAAGGACGAGGAAGAGGAACCGGACGGGGACTCGGAAATTTAATATAAAATCATAACTCGCAGGATTAAAGCATCGGGACAACACCCGGTGCTTTTATTATGCCCGAAAGGAAAAGAATGCAGATCGAATATATCAAGGTTTCAGACCTGAAACCATACGAGAACAATCCGAGGAAGAATGATTCATCGGTCGATAAGGTCGCAGCTTCAATTCAGGAATTTGGATTCAAGGTGCCGATCGTGGTTGATAAGGACAACGTGATTGTCTGCGGCCACACCAGATGGAAGGCGGCTCGGAAGATTGGCATGGAAGAAGTACCGTGCGTCCGGGCCGATGATCTCTCCGAGGAGCAGATCAAGGCATTCAGGCTCGCGGACAACAAGGTCGGCGAGTCGTCCACATGGGACGAGGACATGCTGAAACTGGAGATCGGCGATCTCCCCGACATCGACATGAGCAAATTCGGGTTTGACCTGAATCTGGAACCGACAGAGGCGGTCGAGGACGATTATGAGGTCAAACTGCCGGAGGAGCCGAGGGCGAAGCGCGGCGAGGTGTGGATCCTTGGAGCACACCGCCTTATGTGCGGCGACGCGACGGATCCGGAGGACGTGAAAAAGCTGATCGGGGGGGTGCAGCAGACCTCTACCTGACCGATCCGCCTTATAACGTCGACTATACCGGGAAGACAAAGGATGCACTGAAGATACAGAACGACAAGAAGAATGATGCGGACTTCCGCACATTCCTTGATGAGGCGTTTGCGGCGGCAAAGTCCGTCATGAAAGCCGGGGCGGCATTCTATATCTGGCATGCGGATTCCGAAGGATATAACTTCCGTGGCGCGTGCGTGGATGTTGGTTGGAAAGTCAGAGAATGCCTGATCTGGTCAAAGGACGTGTTTGTATTAGGCAGGCAGGATTACCAGTGGCAGCACGAGCCGTGCCTTTACGGATGGAATGAGGGCGCGGGCCATGCGTGGTATTCGGACAGAAAGCAAACGACGATCCTCAAGTTTGACCGTCCGAAACGCTCGGAAGAGCACCCGACAATGAAACCTGTCCCACTCTTCGATTACCTGATACGGAACAGCACGAAGGAAGGCGACATCGTCCTCGATACCTTCGGCGGCAGCGGGACAACAATAATGGCATGCGAGCAGGACGGCAGGAAAGGATACTGCATGGAGCTCGATCCTAAGTATGTCGATGTGATCATCGACCGATGGGAGAAATTCACAGGAAGTAAAGCGGAGAAGCTGGAAGGCTGAACCGCTTTTATTTTTGGCGACGCGGGCCATAATCGCGGAAATCGACCACTCACAGGAGGAAATGAAATGGCAGAGACACAGGGAAACAAGAACAACGCAGGGCAGCAGGCGGAGAACAAGTCGTTCTCACAGGCAGAGGTTGACGCAATCGTCGGAGAGCGCCTCGCAAGGGAGCGGGCGAAATATCCGGATTATGACGATCTGAAAAGCAAAGCTGCCGAATACGACAAGCTTCAGGAAGCGTCGAAATCCGAGCTCCAGAAAGCGCAGGAGAAATCCGCAAAGCTTCAGGCCCAGATCGACACAATGAAGAAGGCTTCACAGGTAAGGGATATCCGCGACAAGGTTTCCCATGACACCGGGGTTCCGGTGGAGCTTCTCTCCGGCGAGGACGAGGACTCCTGCAAGAAACAGGCAGAATCGATCCTTAAATTCGCCAAGGGGAGCAAGTATCCCGGGATCCGGGAGGAAAGACACGAGTCTGGCCGGAAAACGACACAGAGCTCGGACAATGCAACAGATGAAGATTACAGAGAATTAGCAGGCCAGATATTTGGCCGGAAGGAGTAAACAATGGCAGCACTTATTACATCGGATTTTCAGATTCCGAACAATATCGCACAGGGCATTTTCAAAAAGGCGCAGACCGGATCAGTGATCGCGCAGCTCTCCGGAGCAAGGCCTCAGAAATTCGGGCAGGAAACGAACTGGGTTCTCTCTGCGGCTCCAAAGGCGGAGATCGTAGGAGAGGGCGCGAGCAAGTCTCCCACTCCGACGACATACGCTCCGAAGACCGTGAAGCCCGTGAAGCTTCAGGTAACCATGAGATTTTCGCAGGAAGTACAGTGGGCGGATGAGGATGTACAGATCGGAGTCCTTCAGGATCTGTCCGAGAACGCGGGCATCGCGCTTGCGCGTGCGCTCGATATTATCGGTATCCACAAGCTCAATCCTCTCACCGGGGCGGCATCCGATCTCCTTACAGAGGGAATTGCGGACACCACGCAGAGCATCACGGTAACGGACAGCAAGTATGATGTAGCGGTCGAGGGGGCGGCGGCTCTCCTGATCGACGCCGGATACGCTCCGACGGGCGTGGCAATGGATCCGGCTCTTTCTTTCGGTCTCGCAACCATGAGAGATACCACAGGGCGCAGGATCTATCCCGAGCTCGGGTACGGCACAGGGGTGACGAACTTCGAGGGCATGAACGCTTCTGTTTCCGACACGGTATCCGCTAAGAACGAAGCAAAAACCGCAACCAATATTCTCGGAATCGTCGGACAGTTCGACGCATTCCGCTGGGGCGTGCAGAGACAGGTCGCAGCGCACCTGATCGAGTATGGCGATCCAGATGGCCTCGGAGACCTTCAGAGGAACAACCAGATCGCACTCCGCGCAGAGGTAGTCTATGGCGTCGGCATCATGGACCTGAAAGCCTTTGCACTGGTCAAGAAGAACGCAGCGTGAAGTATACGTACCGAGGCATAGTTGTGGAGTCTGAGCGAAATCTGGACTCCGCACTGTTCCATCCGGCGGAATCAGAAACGAAGCCGACTGAAGACACTGAAAAGAAGCCGTATGGGAAAAAGCCCGTAGCAAAGCGGAGGAAGTCAGATGGCAGCTTACGCAACGTGTGAGGATGTTGGAAAAGGATACAGGGAACTGACAGAAGACGAACAAGAAAAAGCAACTGCATTGCTGGAAGAGGCAGCAGTCATCATAGATGCATATGCCTCGGCAGTAGCGGAAAATGAGGCAAAAAGGGTAGTTTCCTGCAGAATGGTCCGAAGAGCGATGGAAAGCGGCATGCAGATTCCAATGGGAGCTTCGCAGGGAACAGTATCCGGACTTGGGTATTCTCAGTCGTTTACCTATGGCACTGGAGCATCTGGAGAACTGTATTTGACAAAGCAGGATAAAAAGCTGCTGGGAGTTAGCGGACAGATCGGAAGCTACAGCCCCGTGGAGGATATTGATGTTTAAAGGAATAACAGTCACGCTCCACGTAAAAACCAAAATTGGCATGGATGATTTTGGCGCGGATCTGTATGATGACAGCACAGTGCGTGTAGATAATGTTCTTGTTGGTCAGCCGACGGAAACAGACGTAGTAGCCGCAAACTACTTTGGAAAACATGTCACATATATGCTGGGGATTCCGAAAGGGGATGCGCATGTGTGGCAGGATACCGAGGTGGAGTTCTTTGGCAAAAAGTTTAGAACCGTCGGAGTACCGGTGAAGGGGATTCCCGGGATGGTACCATTATCATGGGACAGAAATGTGATGGTGGAGTTTTATGAGTAAAGTCAGGATTGAACTGAACACGCAGGGTGTGAGAGAACTGCTTAAAAGTGAAGAGATCGCCGCAGCATGTGAAGAACAGGCAAGAGCTGTTGCAGGGAGAGCCGGAGATGGGTATGAAATAGAACCGAGGAACTATCCTGAACGCTCCGGATACGCAGTGATTGCTGCGACAACGGAAGCACGCAAGGACAACCTCAAGAACAACACATTATTGAAGGCGATTGGAAAATGATTGAAAAAATAGTGATAGGGTACATTCGAAAGCAGCTGCCGAAGGAAACAATCGGGTATGAGCCGCCAAAAGGCCTGCCGGATCGATTTGTTACCGTAGAAAAAACAGGCTCTCAACAGCTGGCGAAAGGACTTTATCAGTCAACAATTGCAGTTCAATCATGGGCTAAAAGCAAACAGGAAGCTGCTGAACTGTCTGAACGTGTATGCACTGCCCTGCGCAGGATACCGGACGAAGAAGACGAAGTGACTAAGGCTTACGGGTCGGATTACGATTTTACTGATACTGCGACAAAAAGATATCGGTATCAGGCAGTTTTCACGTTTACACACTATTGAACAATAAGGAGGAAGAATGTCGAACGCAAACAATGTAACTACAGGAAAGCCGAAGGTGGGAGGAGCAATTTATCGGGCACCGATAGGTACAGAACTGCCGACAGATGCCACGACAGCATTGAACGAAGCTTTTAAAGAAATGGGATATGTTTCCGATGATGGCCTTACAAATACCAATAGTCCGGATACAGATTCCATCAAGGCATGGGGCGGTGACACCGTGATGGTCGTGCAGAAAGGAAAGGAAGACACCTTTAAAGGAACATTTATTGAAGCGCTGAACTCAGAAGTACTCAAAATGGTTTATGGAGACAAAAATGTTGAAGGAGACCTCAGTACAGGCATCACGGTCAAGGCGAATGCGGAAGAAGCGGAATCATTTGCATATGTCATTGAGATGATTCTCCGCAATAAAACGTTGAAGCGAATTGTAATTCCGAGCGCCAAGGTATCGGACATCGGCGACATAACATATTCCGATGAAGATGTCATCGGATATGAAACAACACTGAGTGCATCTCCGGACAGCACAGGAACCACACATTATGAGTATATCAAAAAGCCGACAGTGTAAAGGAGAGACATGCTGAAAGGTAAAACGAAATCAGGTTTCGAGTTCGAGGTTGATGAGGCGGTCTTTGATGATTGGGAACTCATAGAAGATCTTGAACAGAGCGGTGAAAACGCATACGCACAGATCAGGGCGGTAAAGCGCGTGCTTGGAAACGGAGAGCAGTACGCAAGAGCAAAGGAATTCTGCCGTGATGCAAGCGGATATGTAAAAAGCGATCGAATGATTCATATCCTTACGGACATCATAGAAGCAGTGAACGCAAAAAACTCCTGATCCTCGTCGCTATGCTCCGGGAGGGCAGAGATGAACTGATCTGTGACTTAGCAGAAACATATCATCTGTTTGACATACGTGCACACAAGGCACGAAGTATTGCAATACTGGCGGCGGGGTTACGGGAGAATTCGCGTATCCGGATGAAGATGGAGGGCAGAAGGCTGAGTGATACGGACAGCCTTCTTGCTCTTATTTTCGATAAAGCAAATTGGCTTTGCTGGGCCAAAACAAAAGATGCGCAGCATGGACAGAACCGGCCAAAATCAATGTATCAGATCATGACAGAAAACAGAGAAACACATACAGAGGGGTTCAATTCTATAGAAGAATTCAAAAAGATAAGAAAAGAACTGGCTGGAGAAAGCAATGAGTGACGGGACCACAATATCAAAAGCATATGTACAGATCCTTCCCACTACAAAAGGAATCTCAGGCGAACTTAGCAAAGTGATGGAAGGAGAAGGTGAGAAAGCTGGAGAGAGTGCCGGAAAAAAATTCACCTCTAAATTCTCTGATTCGCTGAAAAGTGCCGGAAGCAAAATAACATCAGCAAGCACAAAGATTACGGTCGGACTTGGAGCAGCATTTACAGGTGTGGCAGCAGCGTCTACGGCAGCATGGAAAGAAGTTGACGAGGCGATGGATACCATCACCATAAAGACCGGGGCTTCGGGCGATGCTCTTGCTGACATGCAGAATAGGGCGCAGAATCTGGCTACTACAATTCCTATCAGCTTTCAGGAAGCTGGCGATGCCGTTGGAGAAGTAAATACGCGGTTTGGCCTGACAGGAGATGCTCTTGAAGAGTTGTCAGGGCAATTCGCTAAGTTTGCGTCACTGAATGGCACAGATGTCAGCTCGTCAATTGATGCAGTACAGACTTCAATGGCGGCTTTTGGCCTAGAGTCAAAAAATGCCGGGAATATGCTGGATGTCCTAAATAAGGCAGGACAGGACACGGGCGTTAATGTCGTGCAGCTGGCGTCTGAACTCGCAGCAAATGCCGGAACGCTAAAAACATTCGGATACAATGCGTCAGATGCTGCGATGCTTCTTGCGAATCTGGGGAAAAATGGCGTTGATTCGGCATCTGCGATGATGGGATTGAAGAAGGTTTACGCTGAATCGGTGAAGACAGGAAAACCGATGAACGATATCCTTTCAGAACTCACTGCAAAGCTTCAAAACTCGAAAACAGCAACAGAAGCAGCACAGGAAGCAGCTGATCTGTTTGGTTCTAGAGCAGCCGCTTCGCTTATCCCTGCATTGCAGGATGGGCGGCTGTCTTTTGACGCGCTAGGGACATCTATCGACAGCTTTGCAGGGAATGTTTCCAGCACGTACAGTGAAACGCTGGATCCATTGGATCAAATGACTGTAAACATGAATCTGCTTAAGCAGGCTGGATCAGATCTTGTGAACGCAGCAGCACCACTCATCACAGAGGGGATGACGGGAATCACACAGGCAATACAGACAGCGCAACCTGCTTTCCGTGAATTTTTATCAACATTTGCAGAAAACGGACAAACGATTGTTTCGTCAATTGCACCAATGATGAATACGGCTTTCTCGACGCTAGGATCCGTTGTGACAACGATGACGGCGGCTTGGAATGGGCTGTCTGATTCGCAGCAGAATCTTGTATTGAGGATGGCTGGTGTTGGAATCGCTGCAGCGCCTGTCATAGCGATCGGCGGTAAAGCGGTGTCAACAATTGGCACGGTGGTCGGTGCAGGTGGAAAACTTATCAGTGGCATCGGCGGACTTGTCGGAAAACTGGGATCTATAGGCAGCGGAGCAGGATCGGCTGTATCAGCAATATCTAATCTCGGAGGCGCGGCTGGTAGTGCATCCGCGCCAGTGTCAGCTGCGGGATCATCTATAGGCGCTCTATCCCAAAATGCTCTTGGTCTTGTTGCTGCCGGCGCTGGCATCCTTCTTGCATCTTCCGGGATTGCTCTGCTTGCCAAATCGGCAATTGATCTTGCAGGTGCAGGACCCGGCGCAGCACTGGCGATGGTAGGGCTGACAGCGGGTGTTGCAGGCATGGCGGTTGGAGCGGCGGCGCTTGCGCCGGCATTGACTGCAGGAGCAGCAGGTCTTGTCGCTTTTGGTGCCGGAATTACGCTTATCGGAGGAGGTATTTTTCTTGCGACATCCGGGGTAACATTGCTTGCAGCACAACTACCGAACATTGCATCAAATGGTGGAATGGCAGCAGCTGCACTTACAAAAATCGGTGCAGCCATGGTAAAAACATCGGCAGGATCCGCTGTTTTGGCAGCAGGATTTACGGCGATGCTTGTGCCGGTAGCCGGAGCGGCGGTAACGATTGGCGGAGCGGATTTAGCTCTTGCCGGATTAACAGTCACGATATCAACCGCAGCTGCAGGGGCAGGACTCCTTGGTGCCGAAATGAAAATGGTGGCATCATCTGTAACAACGATATCTTCCAGTGCATCGGCAGCAGGTCGTTCCATGCAGATGATGGTAACGAGCGTCGGCGTCGTAAACACGGCTGTCGATGGGCTGAAAACGAAACTGTCCCAGATTGGCGAGGCAATCGGTTCCGCATTTACGCAGTCGGCGCCGACGGCAGCGGCAGGAGCCGCGCTGCTGGCAGATACCGCCATAGCCGCGGCTGTGACATCCATATCCGCCGGCGGACTGAGAATCAATACCACGTGGTCCAATGCTCTGATGCAGATGAATATTACGGGAAGAACCAGCCTTGCCGAGATGCAGTCTGACGTGAAGATTGCGATGGCCACATTGCTGACGATATACGCATCCACCAATTTGAATGGTGCATGGTCGGCAAATCTTGGAAAGCTGACAGTGACAACAAGATCTGTTATGTCGCAGGTAGAAACAACGATTAAGGGATCGCTGAACAATATAGAGCAGCAGTTCGCCAACACGAGGCTGGAATTCAGCAGGAACATAAAACTTCCGCACTTCTCCATGTCCGGATCCTTTGACCCGCAAAGCGGCAGTACACCGCACGTAAGTGTGGACTGGTACAGAAAGGCGTATGACAATGCATATATTTTGAATGGCGCAACAATTTTTGGTGCCATGAATGGAAATCTTCTTGGAGGCGGAGAAGGAAGAGGATCTGAAATTGTTGTCGGCACTGAAAAGCTGGCAGAAGTAATCAGGGAAGCTGTAGGTGGATCAGGCGGATTCTCACAGCAGGTTGTCATTAATTCTCCGAAGGAGTTATCGCCGTCAGAAGTAGCGCGGCAGACGAGAAATGCCACGAGGGACATGGTACTGGCTCTCAGAGGAGTGTAATGAAAAACATAAGAAAGATCACATGTTCAAACAGTGACGGATACAGCATAACGTTTGGAGAAAAGAAATTATCGCCGTTTGTTTTAGTAGAGGCGGACGGATGCTATGAAGCATCAAACAATGTAACTGTATCTGAAAACACAATGATTGATGGCGGATCCTATCAGGGGAGCGTCGCAGCAGTCAGAAATATCGTGCTGACAGTGGCAGACAACACTAACTACGTGGAGGACAGGGAACTGCTTTACAGACTGTTTAAAGCGGGTGAGCAGGGACGACTTGTTTTCTACGAAAAATCCGAAGATACGGAAATACAGAGATATACAGATTACTATGTTGAAAACATAAAAGGCACAGGAAAGAACGGGAGCCGGACACATCAGATCAGTCTGATCTGTCCGGACCCGTTTTTCTATGACATGGACGATGTCAGGCTATCCATGGCTGCATGGATCAGTGATTTTACTTTTCAGCATGAATTCCATAAGTGGGAGGAGATTGGCCATAGATCGGATGTGCGGCTGCAGGATATCCGGAATGACACAGCGACGGACCGGATCGGACTGACAATTTTAATCACGGCAAATGGAACTGTAAAGAATCCTGCCATTGTGCATGTCGAAAAGAATGAACGTCTCCAGATCGGAAGCAGCAGTAATCCGTTTACCATGAATTCGGGAGATCAGGTCAGAATTACAACCGGAACGGGAGACAAACATTTGTATTACACGGCGGTTGAAACAGGAGCCGAGAAGGAGGTCAGCCAGTATTTAACAGAAGAATCAGAGTTTATCCAGCTTGGACGCGGAGACAATACAATCGGATATGATGCTGATTCAGGTGTTGTGAACATGACGATCACGATATCTTACCGGCTGCGGTACGCGGGAGCATGATACATGGAAATAAGGATATATGATCCTAATCTGAATTTTCGAGGAATCATCGAGAACCAGACATCGCTGATCTGGAGAAGACGGTATGTAAAAGCGGGGGAGTTTGAACTCCATGCACCGATAACAGATGAAAATGTACGTCTCTTGAAAATGGGAAATATTGTCAGCATGCGTGGGGCTGTAGAAGCAGGCGTGATTGAGTACATCATCATGGAGCAGACAAATTTTAAGAATCAGATTGTTGCCAAAGGACGATTTTTATCATGCTATCTTGGTCGACGCATTATCCATGGCACATACAGTGCAAGCAATAAGAACGCCGCTACGATTATGGAAGAGATCATCCGAAGCTGCGCGACGATCCCATTGCTTACGGCGTATGTCAATAATGCATCGGAAAAACGCGTGACGATGCAGGCGACCTATAAAAACGTACTAGAGGTCGTGCAGAAGCTGGCCGCCTCTTCGGGTATCGGGTTTCGGATCCGTCCGGACTTTACCAATAAATATTTAACATTTGAGACCTTTGAAGGACTCGATCGCACATTTCTGCAGAGCGAACGACCGAGAGTTGTATTTTCCGATGCTTACAGCAACATCTCCGAGGCAAAGTATACGGATAATGATCAGACGTATGCAAACTTCGCATATGTTGGCGGAACGGGTGAAGGAAGTAGCAGAACGATCGTAACAACCGGTGATGCAACGGCAGCAGGGCTGGATCTCAGGGAAATATTTGTGGACGCGAAGGACCTGCAGAAGCAGGACGGAATGACCGACCAGAATTATGCAAGCATCCTGACACAGCGGGGAGAAGAGAAGCTCGCAGAAAGGAGGAGGGCAGAATCATTCGAGTGCAAAACACTTGCGAACAGTAACTTCCGCTACAGAACAGATTATGATCTTGGCGATGTGGTTGTAGTAAGGAAGGAGTTTTGGGACGTTTCAAGCAATCTGCGAATTACAGAGCTGCAGGAAACATACGAGTACGGATCCATGACAGTTGAACCGACATTTGGCGTTCCACTTCCGGAATCCGTGGATTGGAGTAAGGACTAATGGCTGATGCAAAAAACAATGGATATTTTTGGAATTCGGACAATGCGGACCGGGTTTATGATGCAGACAGTTTTTCAAACTGGCTGAAAAAATTCTTCACAACCGGCGTATTCAGCGGGGATCTGATGGTAACGCCAGCCGGAGGTATGAGTCTGAGCGTCTCACCTGGATATTGCAATATCGAGGGCAAGGTTAGGATATTCGAAGGAGCATCCAGTCTGACACTGGATCCCGCATCCGCAAGTTATCCGAGAATTGACAGCGTTGTAATCACATGTGATTACACGAAACGAAGTATAGATATTGGCGTTCTAAAAGGCAGTTACAGCGGTGCAAGTCCTGTCCCCGCAGATCTGACGCGAAATGTATCTATGTATCAGATAGAACTGGCACAGGTAACAGTGGGCGCCGGCGCGACAACGATAACGGAAGCGAACATTAAGGATACGAGGATGGATTCCAGCCTTTGCGGACTGGTAACGGGGACAGTTGAGGAAATCAATATTGACGGTGTGACAAAGCAGTATGCGCAGATTTTCAATGATTGGTTCCAGAATATTAAAGACAAGTTGAGCGGAGATACAGCAGGAAACCTGCAGAATCAGATCGATGCACTTACAGAAAAAATAAACGCGGTCAGCATGGACGCCGTAAAACTCTCTTCATCCAATAGTACGTCTGACAGTATTAAATTTGGCATTGATAGCAACGGGAGATATGGCTACATAAAGGCAGGTGCGGATGCAGTAACCCCTTTTAGGCTGGGTAATGCAAAAGCTGAAAATGTTCTGGCGGGTAAGACATTTTCCAATGAGGATGCATCCGGAATTAAGGGGACGATGCCCGATCGCGGCGTATATCAATTTGCTGGCGGGACAGGAAATGGAAATGGATATTATGCATTGAACCGAATACCGGCAGGGTATTATCACGCTGAAGGTAATGATGCTTCATGGGGGCCGGAAATTCGAATATCTGTTGAAGATGCAAAGAATTCTCAGATGTGGAAGGATTCGTATAACTTAGGTTTAGCGAACGGT